GGCCATGATGGAAAAAGCCGAATGGCCGCATACGCTCTGCGTTGCGCTGACTTATTCAGACGACACACCAGAAAACAGAGACGCTGCGCGCATGTTCGCATATGCGGACGTTCGCGCTTTTGTCAAGCGGCTCAACGCTGCCTGCCAGTATGAACAACGCGGTTCCCGCGTCCGCTTCATCTGCGCAGGCGAACAAGGCGACCGGAACGGGCGCTGCCACTGGCATCTGATCCTTTATTCAGACCTAGACCTAACCCAGATCGGCACATTCACTAAAGGCGGCAAGCGCGTTGAAAACCGCGACGAAATGCTGACCAAAGGAAAGCACAAAATCCGCCTCAACTGGTCCACATGGGGCAAAGGGTTCGTGACACTTCAGGAACCCGACGAGGGCGGGATGGCCTATGTTCTGTCTTACTGTCTAAAAGACCAATTCACGGCGGAAAAATCGCACGGCACGATGCGCGAAACCAAGGTTGAGAACTTCGCCACTGGTCTTTTCCGCATGAGCAAGCGCCCCGCAATCGGGGAAAGCTGGCTCATGCGAAAGATGGAAAGCCTAGAGGCGCAAGGCTCGGCGCTTCCATCGCTACAAATCAAAATACCCGAAATGTCCGGCTATTGGCACCCGAACGGCTCTTTCCGTGAAAAGGTGCTGTGGGCACTCGTCGCGCTCAACCAGCGCGTATTCTGGCGCACTGGCGCATATGCGCCCCAGTGGGCCGCTCTGCTTGCATCCTGCAAAGACAACCCCACCGACCTAGAGGTATTAAATGCGTTCCAAAAACAAACAGACCCCGACCAATCAATCGAGGCCGCTATCGACTTCCGGCAACGCGAAGCCGCAAGCGACTATGCCACGCGGGAGACCCGCCGCAAGTGTGGTGCCAGACTCCCCTGCACTGGCTGCCTCTCGGTCCTTAGCCAGTCAAATCTTGACGCGCTTGGGGTCTATCGCGACTTCGACGAAATCGGGAACCCGACTTTCACAAGTGTCGAAGGCTTCGACCCTGTCTCAATCCGCCAAACAAGCCCCGGCGATGGTCTCAACCCCTACTGTCAAAACAGAGGGGGCCAAAATCAAAAGCGGGCCTTCCCGCGAACTTCTGGACAACCCGGAGCGTCAAACCTGTAAACCCCGCCCAGATAAAACGGCGGGTAACGGCGGATCACGGGCCTTTGTCCCGTGGTGTGACAGGCGCTAAGGAAGACGGGCGGGGCTTTAGCCTCGCCCATTGTTCTTCCGTATTGTAACGCTCAATCATTGAAATCAGCCGCACCCGCTCCCGGCGGGTCATGCACGCCAATAATTCGGCCATGTCGATTACAGTCTCTCCGCCCTGCCGGGTGACTGCTCCGTTGGCTCCCCTGATTATCATCTAAACCCCTCTGTATGCTGGTGACTGACGCCGGGATGAACCCCGTTCATCCCGGGGGCAGGCTCCCGCCTACTGAGGGCGGGGGAATTGCCAATTTCCCACCCGGACCCACCCGGACCCACACGCAGCCCTAGGCAACGCCCAGGGCGAGTATGGGGAGGATGGGGAGGATGGGTGATTGGCAAGGGGGCTGGCCCCTTCTTTTGTCTTTTTCTTCTCTTACTTCCTACGCCCTTCGGGCAACTAGCTGCACTCAGCCGGGGAACCCGTCGCACCGCGCGCGGTGCAGCTCCGCCCGCAGGGCACTTAGCGCAGCCCCCCAAGATTGGGGGGCGCTGCGCAAGGGGGGTTGAAAACTATCCCCCAAAAAGAAAAACTGCTTATTCGGGAGAACTCGCAACGCTTTGCATCGGCCCCAGCGGGACCAAATAACGACAAAAACTAAGCTCAACCTCTGGTGAGCGCAAAATAAACTTGACACGAAAAACGAAACCGCCCTATCTGGGGTGGTCCGCTACATCTAGCGGGTGTTGCGCGCGTATGTCTTTTTATAGATTATGCGCCAACTTCTCTCATTTGGAGAAGAAAGTGGCAAAAACGACTATCTTTGTCCGCACGCTCGGCAAGCTGGCCATTGGCCCGATTGCTGGCGCTGTCGGGCTTTGGCTCCTGGCTGAAGCCCCGGCAGTGCATGCGGCAATGTGTGCGGTCAACTGATGCTCCCGGCCCTCATAGGCGCTGGGGCGTCCTTGTTTGGCGGCATTCTCGGACGTAACTCTGAGAAAGCAGCCATTGCAGCGCAGAATGCGTATAACGACCCCGCACAAATCCGCGCTCGGGCCGAGGCGGCAGGGTTTAACCCGCTGCTGTTCGTAGGCCCCGGCGTCGGTAATCAAATGACAACGGGCGGCTCTAATTACATGGGTTCGGCAATCGCCGACGCAGGTATGCAGATCGCCGACCAGATGTCGAAAAACCGTGAACTGGCGAGGCTCGAAAAGCTCTCGGCAGAGAACAAAAAATTGGCCGAAAAGGTCCAGAACTTGACAATCCGCCCCAAAGTGGGCGGAGTGTATGCACAACGCGAGGCAACGCCCTCGCTGCGAGCAGCGACGGGCGGAAACGATGCTTCACCTACTGGTCTCAGCTTTGGCGATTTATCTGCGCGTAGCCCTTGGGCTAGCGTTCCTCTCGGGGCTGACGACGGTGATCGCACTGGTGTACAACTCGCTGTAACCAAGGACGTTCCTGCGTTTAGACTTTTTGGCCATGATTTTTATGGCTCGGGTTTATTTTCCACCGGACAACAAATGGAGGACGCCGTAGGCGAAGGCCCGTTGCAATGGGCCTATTCTCCCTTGGTGATGGCCGATGGGCTTTTGAACGAGTCCTATAAACTCGGCAAAAGAATCCGCGCACGGCAAGACGGAAGCGGCCCTTTGATGTCGATTGATGGGCAATCGTTCATCATGGAAAAATATACACCAAAATCTAAGCGTCAGCCGCCCGACGCTATCCCCCGTTGGAACAACTCCCGACCAACCTTTGGCGGGGGCTTCTAATGCGCAAACCCTGCAAAGCCTGCGAAGCACGCCGGGCGGCTCTCAAGCTGGCCGCGAAAAAACTCATCCTGAAAATCAAACCTGAGGTGAAGAAATGAACTACCAAACAACCCGCAACACTCGTCGCGAAGCGCGCACGCTTGTCGGCCGGTTTCGCGGCGGCAAGCTTGTTCCCGTTCATGCTACCGCTGTCCGTGGCAATGAAGGCGGAATGCTTTCCGTCAATATCGTCAAAGAATTGGACGCTATTGCGGGCCGTATGATTACTCCTATCAAGGGCGTAGTGCACTCGGTCTTTGTGCCCGTCCAAGCCATTGACGCAATCAAAGACCCCAACGCCGCGTACCCCGGCATGACTGAAGTCATTCGCGAAAAGCTTTTGTCCGGCAATCCGCTTTTCGGCCTTGAAAACGAGGGCGAAATCTCTAAGCGGTGCGGCGTTAACCCGCGTTCTATCGGCGGCGCAAAGCGCGTTAATGAAATGGTGCGCTTGGCCCACAATGCTGCTGTCAACTATTTGCGGCAACGCAAGTACGACAAGGCGACCTTGCTTTCCGCGGCAAACACTGCCGTCACGCCGGCTATCATTAGCCAGACCGTGCTTGATCGCTTGAACGGCGTTCTTGATCCCGATGATCGTATCAATGGCGCTGTGCAACTTGAGCTGCCGTCTATGCAATTGCCTATTTCTGGGCTTGGCATTGTAAACGGCGCTGGCGCCGCACCAGCCGCCGCTGCGAATGGTAATGCAGTTTGGTCGCAAGGTGGCGTGTCTACTACATCTTCTAAATTGTCTCGCAGCGGTGATTATGCGTTGTTCGAGACCAACGCCGCAGGCGTTCCGAATGTCTTTGCGCAACTGAATGGAACCACGGCGGGCAACGTGTCGTTGACCGACTTTTACAATGCCGAAAAAATGGATGCGCTGACCCGCACCATGCGCGAAATCGTTGACGCAAACCCTGAGTACGGCGAAGAAATGGTATTGCGTTGGGCCCACGGTCTCAACGTCGACAATGCAAGGGTGCCCTTTGTCATTGCTGAACGTGAAATGATGTTCGGTCGTTCCATCGTCGGCGCAACTGATACCGCAGGTATCAACGGCGATGTCATGCGCTCCGACATGATGTTGGAAATGTCGTTCTCCGTTCCCGTTCCCAAAACGGAACTGGGCGGCATTATCATTACCTTCGCTTGTCTCAAGCCGGACGAAACCCTGAGCGGTCAGCCGCATCCGTTCTTGTCGGATGTCTGGGGCGCTGAAAACTTCGTCGCAGACGAATTGGCGCTTGACCCTGTCCCGGTCACTATCCGGGAACTGGATGCCGATTGCACCAGTGCACAAGAAACCACTGTTGCGCTCTACACTGGCCACAATCAACTCAAGGCAACGTATGTTGATTATGGCCTGAACCGTCACCTGAACCCCGCCACGGTCGCGAACAAAACCGCGCTGTGGCAAATCAAGGTTCCGATGTCTGTCACTCCTGACAGCATTCTCTACCCCGAAAACTTGGACCACTATCCCTTTGCCGACCAAAACGCCGAGGTGTGCACTTATACCATCACCTCGCAATTGGTTGTCCAAACCCCGATGATCATCGGCCCGACCCCAGTCGAAACGCTTGCCGTTATCGGCACTGAAAACCTGTTCGAGGAGTAAACGAGAATGCAGGAACTTAATTCAAAGTCGGTTCTAGTGTCCGCCGCAGGCGGCACGTTGGACTATGTGTCAACCGTCGACGGGGAACTGCTGTTCTCTGTCGCAGTACCAGCGGGCCGAGTATCGGCCCGCGAATACCTCGATCTCTGCCCCACTGGGGCAGCGATTGAGGTGGCGGACGGGTTGGTCATTATTAACCCCAAGTCATGGTACGGCGTTCAGGCCTATGGCCGGGGATCGCACGACACCGGGGCAAATCCTGACTTTGCCCCGACAAGCGCAACCCGCATGGAAAAAGAAATGCGGTTGACGCTTAACAAGATGCAGGCCGCTACGGCCCGCATTGAGGCCCGCGAAAAGGCGCTTAGCCTGATCGAGCGGATGCCCACGGCCCCGGCCCCTACCCCGGCCCCTGTGGCCGAACCTGAGGCGGAAGCCCCGGTTGTCGAGTAGGGCCTATATCAAGCGAGTTTGGCGGGTGCCCCAAGATAGGGGGCCCGTCGAATATCTCGCTACACTCGTTACCAAGGCGCTGGTCAAGCATGGCTGGCCAGCAACTTGGAAACCTTCCACCCTGCCCGGCTATGACGCTTTTGTGATTGAAATTCACGAAAGCAGACCCGACCCCGGCCCAGACTTCTGGGACGCGGTGTCTATCGCTGTTCGGATCGTCGCGCGCACCTATCGCGTCGACGTCATCGAACACAAAGGGTTCGTGGAACTCACGAAACCTTATCAAGTCAAAAACGGGCATTTCAAAGAGGTCAAAATATGATCTTCCAAGGGACGTCAAAAACCCCTGTGCGCGAGGCCGTGCTCCACTGCGCGGCAATCCGAACAGGTCAATTCGACGGAATGTCACCATTCCAGATTTTCCTGACCATCAACAAATGGCACCACGACCGAGGCTTTAAAAACGGCTTCGGCTATCACGGCATATTTATGCCCGATGGCACCTTTTACGGTGGCCGACCCCTCACAATGAGGGGCGCCCATGTCATCGAAAACAATCGGGACACGTGGGGCCTGCTCCTCATCGAAAACCGCCAAATCAAAAAGATTTGCGATTTCGATGATTACTATACACAAGCCCAAGCCCGCGCCCTAAAGGCGTGGCTGCGTATGTGGCCGCAACTTGAAAAGGTAAGCGGGCATAACGATTACGCGGCGAAGCTTTGTCCCGGCTTTAACGTCAAATCTTACGATTGGATCGGCTAAAGCCCTGCCCCGCCCCCTCAAACTTGAGGGGGCGGGGCGTATGCATACCACTTGTTCCAGTATGCACTTTAAGACAGAAAAAGGCCTCCCCCCGATGTGCACCCGCCCCATAACAAAAGACGGAAACACCTTTTCCTGCCGCACCTGTGACGCTTGCATTGCAACGCGGCGCGCTGGCTGGATCGCTCGGGCCATGATGGAAAAAGCCGAATGGCCGCATACGCTCTGCGTTGCGCTGACTTATTCAGACGACACACCAGAAAACAGAGACGCTGCGCGCATGTTCGCATATGCGGACGTTCGCGCTTTT